AGAGGCCAAACTCACAGTTGCAGCGCTGGAGAATGGTCTGCTCATCGAAATGCTTGGAGATGATTTCGGCCTTGAGCTTCTGCAAGTCCGAAGCGAACCGAGCAAACTCGTCCTGAAGCGCCTGGATACGGACGCTCCCAAACTTGGCCTTAATCTTCTGCTCTGAGGCCGTGACATTGGGCTGCGTGCCCTGGCCTCGCATGATGTCGGACTGGCCCGTCACCTGGTACAGCGAGTCGATGAGCTCTCGTCGGTAGTCACGCAGCGTTGTCAGCGCGTTGACGACCTGGTCCAGCGGGAGCCACACGATGGCCCCAGCAAGTCCGCCCTTCTCTTGGAAGGAGGCGAAGTTCTGGACCGGAATCATCTCGTTGTTGAGATGCTCGGAAAGAAGCTTCTTCAGCTCTGAGTTGGATGCGTCATACGCACCCACCACACGTATCGCCCGCTCGAGGAGCGTGATGCGCGTGGAGACCATGTCTATCTCGTTGTACTGGTCTTGGTAGAGCGTCAGGTCCGCACGAGGGACGGTGCTGGACGTGGTGGTGTTCGCCAGCATCGGCTTGGGGCAGGGGAAGAAGGTCTCAAGCCCCAGCGGGTCCTGGAGTGAGCCATTCTCGTTCGTCGGCATCCCGACGGGCGTCAGGACTTTGTTGTAGCCCTCGACGAAGAAGAAGACGGACTGTGTCCCCTTGTCCCAAATCTCCCAAAGGTCAGCGCGCCCCCATGGTGACGCCTTCTTCGCATCCTCCTCGGTGACGCTGCCGTTCCGCTTGGAGTTGAGCGGGACAAGCTTGCCCTCATCGCCAAAGCGCGCCTCCAGTTCCTTGCGCGAGATGTCTGCACGGAAGGCAACCCACGTCGCCTCGTGCCAGACACGGGAGGGACTCCAGAGGAAGTCCTTCCAGTGCACGTAGTCCGTCTCGACGGACTCGTTGACCTTGCGCTCTGTGGCCGGAACCACGGGCGCCACTTCGACGCCGTTGTGAATCATCGCCGGCTGCTCAGGCACGGGCTCGAACTCAGCGACGTAGCGCACACGAGCGACGCCTAGGCCGGGAAGGAGCCTGTCGTCACGCACATAGGCCAGAGCCGTGGCGTAGTTGTCCGAGTCCCGCTCAATGTCCGTGTTGAGCAGGCGCTCCATGATGACGCCGGCCACGCGGGCGGTGTCGTCGTCTGCGTCAGCAAAGCGCCTGGAGACAGAGACGTTTGGAATCTTCCCGTAGAGGATGGCCTGCTTCGTCTGGATGTCGGCGGTGAAGAGGTTGAGGCGCGTGTCCCCGTTCTTGGAGTTCTCGCGCTCATCCAGATACCGCTTAATGACCTTGTCGCCGCGCTCGTGAAACTTGGTGATGTCCTTGCGCGCTGCGGCAAACTCCATGGTCCAGCGCCGACTCCATTCGCTCGGCGTGTCCTGGAACTCTGTCTCGAGGGTCTCGCCGCTCATTCGTCGCCTTCAGTCATCTTCGTGAGGCGTTGCTTGGATGCCGTGAGCGCTGCCGCTGCTCTGGCCTGGTCGCGAAGGGCGTCGGCAGCCTCCTTGCGGCTGGACTCAAGGCGAAGGTTGGCCGCAATGAGCGCCGTCTTTGCCGAGCGCACGGCGTCCACGACCTCAACGACCGTTGGCGGCTTCACTTCGGCCCCGGGCTTCACGTCTGCCGCTTCTGCCGCTTCTGCCACTTCTGCTTCTACGCGGGCCATTAGCGGACCCCTTCGATGATTGGAGTCGGTTCGACGATGGGCGCGTGCTTCGGACACTTCGCCAGCCAGACGCCGGAGGTATTGGCGGTGATGTGCCACTTCTCTTTTTCGGTGGGCCTAAACGCGAATCCGCCCGAGGCCGTAAGCATGAGCTGGACGCGCTGCTTCTCGTCGCAGCCGTTCTCATCACAGCGCATGAAGGCGTTGAGGTCTGCTTGGACCATTTAGATTCGCCCCTTCGAGCGACCGTGCTCGTTGGCTTCGAAGAGTTCGTCCAACGTGAAGGAGTTCACGTCACGCGCGTAGACAGGCTTGGGTTCTGCGGCTGGCTTGCGTGTGAGCAGCTCGGAGACCTTCGCGACGCACGCCACGTAACGGAATGCGTCGGCCGTATGAGACGCCCAGTCGTGGAGCGGCTTGCGGCGGAAGGTCTTCTTGTCCTCGTCGTACTCGTACGAATACGCGCGCAGGGCCTCGATGCCGTCCACGCAACGCGGGTGGATGCGAGTGCCCTTCTGGAGCAACCATCGTCCGGCCTGGATGCCATCGAGCAGGGAAAGGGATGGGCCGATGCCAACCTTCCCGGCGCCAAACCTGTCGTTGAACTGGTCCTGGATGCTGGCGCCCGTCTGGAGCGTGTGTGCCCGTGCGTCGTGCGGCAGCCAGTGCTTGGCGTACTGGTAGCCGCAGTCGGTGCCGCGCTGTTCAATCAGGTCAAAGAAGTGGGAGAGCGGCTTGCCGTGGGCCTCGTAGTGGTCAACCAGCTCGACGCCATCGCCGTGGATGCGCCAAAACCAGATGGCCGTGGAGTCCGAGAAGCCGAGGTCCCAGCTCGTGAAGACGCCGTCCGTCTCGTGTTCGAAGAGGGCAAGGCCGCCGCGCTTCTCAAGCTGCTCAATCAAGTCGCCCCAGACGGAGCCAACGAGGGCTGCAGTCCAGTCACACAAGTACTCCTGGCGAATCAGCTCCTCTGGCATCCCAGACGAGCGCTCTTCCTCGATGGTCTGCTCTGGGTCGTAGGCCCGTGTGTCGAAGAGTGTCTGGAGGTCACAGAACCAGGACGGGTCCGCCTTGGCCACGTCGTACAACTTCTTCGCGTGGTTGTTGCCTCGCGGCGTGGTGATGAAAGACGCCCAGCCATCGTTCTCCCGAAGCATCGGGCGGATGAGGTTCCACGTGGTGGGCTTCATCATCGCGAACTCGGAGAAGGTGACTCCGACCGGACCAGCGCCCACGACCTCCATGCGGTCGCTGCCCATGAGTCGCCAGATGGAGCCGTTGTGCAGCTCGACCACCATCTCGGAGGAGGGGAGGAATGCTTTGGGGCTCTTCCGGATGGACGAGGGGAAGACGCTCTCCATGATGCGCACCCCGTCCCTGGTGAAGCCCTCCCAGATGGCTTTCTTGGCCTGCTCTCCGGTGGGGAAGACGTGCCAGTACGCACCACGGCGTCTGGCCATCATCCGCACCGTCTGGTGCATGGCCGTGAGGTCCTTGCCTCCGCGTCGATGGACCACCCACATCGCGCGTTTTCCGCCGCCCTCCAGGTAGCGCATGAAGCGCCGCTGGTACTTCCGTGGACGGAACTCCTGGCGCAGGACGGGGCCACTCACGGCTCGTCGTCCCCAGGTATGGGCGGGAACTCGAAGACCATCGGCCCACCGTCTTTGCCGGAGTGCTCAACCTTCGTGGCCAGTGGCCCGCATATCTCCTCGCGGATGCGTGTCGCCGCCTTGAGCCGAGTGGGCGCCTCCATGAAATGGACGCCGCCACGCATCACGGTCACGAGGAGGCCAAGCGCTTCGTCGGCCAGCTCTCGCTCTGCGGGCTTTGCGGTGTCGGGGACTCGAAGACCGGCGGCCTTTACTGCTTTGACCTCACCGTACTCGAGCGTGTTGTTACTGCCGCGAGGTCGTCCACCGGGTGGGTTCCGTTTGCCGCCGTGTTTCTTCTTTGGCGAATCGGAAGAGTCCAAGCCCAGTCCCTGGAAAACCAAGTTGGGCTGACTTGCTTCTCAGCCTTGAGACTCAGTGTCCGGTGGCCTGTGGACATTGCGGTCCTTGCCTGCCTTGCGTTTCATGAACCACGGAGCACGCAACTCGAGCAGACGTTTCTTCGCCTTCTCGAACTCTGCGTCTTCCTCTGCGTCCGCGTAACGCAGGGCTCTTTGAAGGGTTAGCTCGGTAATGCGCATGCCGTAGCCGCGCACTGGGGTCATCTCGGCGCACTCGCGTTGCTTGCGCTTGATGTGCGTCCAGCACCTGCCGGCACGAGCAGGCTCGTTCTCACACTCAGAGACGACACACGTGGGCCCTGGCTTCTCGTTGCTGCTCGGCATGCGTCAGCCCTCCTGATAGAGTGACCCTGACGCTGCTCTTCCCCAGCCGGCGTTACGAAGCCCGGACAGTTGTTCCGGGCTTTCTCTTTTCAGCTCTCCGGTATGTGCTCTGC